AATTTAGAAAGAGTATCTCATTTGGTTACTGAGTTGACACCCAATGGTAATAATTGGATGGGTAAAGCTAAAATTACTACACATACCCCATATGGAAAAATCGTCGAAGGGTTGCTCAAAGATGGTGCTAGGCTGGGTGTATCTTCAAGGGGTATGGGTTCATTAGAAGAGCATAAAGATGGTACAAAAATAGTCAAAGATGATTTCCATTTAGCTACGGCTGCAGATATTGTAGCAGATCCTAGTGCACCTAATGCATTTGTACAAGGAGTTATGGAAGGTCGTGAATGGATATGGGAAAATGGAGCTCTCAAAGAAACAGATTTGATTCAATATAAGAAAGAATTAGATACCCCGAAGCATATTCGTGAAGAACGTATGCTAAAGGAATTTAAACAATTTTTATCAAAATTATAAAAAGTATAAATACTAGGATTATAGAAAGAAGGAGATATTCAAATGGAAGCATTAGAAAGAATGTTTGAAGATTCTGAAGATGAAGTAACTACATATGAGGTAGATACTGAGGATGAAGAATTGGAAGATTTAAATGAATTTGACGTAGAGCTTATCGAATTTATTGGTGATCAACTAGATGAAATCACTGATGAAGATCTCGATGAGGCTATTGATCAATTAGATGAAGTCAAAAAAATCAAACGAAGTAAAAAGCCTTGGGAAGCCAAAGGCATGTCGAAAGGTGAATACAAGAAATTCTTGAAGCAAAAGGCCAAAGATTGGAAAAAAGATAAGGCGGGCCAAAAACGTGCTGCAAAACTTGCTAAGAAACGTAAAGGTAAAAAGCCTAAATTCACATTTGCTCATTATGACCCAAGTGAAGATGACAGTATTGTTAAATTGGCTCAGCGTGTCCTCCAACAACATACAGAGGTTGAAGGCGATGAAGAATTGTCGGAAGAAGAACAAACTGATTTGGATACTTATCTTGAGTTGTTTGATGAAGAACAACACGATTTAGATGATAATCTGATTGAGTTGTTCAGCGATAGCCAACTTGAAACTCTTGATGAAATGTCAGATGAAGATATAGAAAGCTTAATTGAAGATTCTGAAGATTCTATAGATTTGAATGAAAAAGTCAGGAAAATCAGAAAGCTCAAAGATATCATAAAAGCTGCTGGTGGAGCTTCGGCTTATAAAAAAGCTCGCAAATTAGCTGCTAAAGCATATAAAAAGTTAAGTGGCGGAGCCAAGAAACTTCTGGCTAAGAAGGCCGCAAAATCTCGTAAAAAGTCAAAAGTATCAAAAACTATAAGGGCTAACTACGATCCTACTGATGATGTAAATGCACTAATCGGTGACACTGAATTATCAGAAGAATTTAAAACTAAAGCCTCTACTATTTTTGAATCTGCTGTTAATCGTGAAGTTGAAAAACAAGTTAAAGATCATGATCTAGTTCTTGAAGAACTTTTGGTTGAATGTGGTGGTGAGCTAAAAGAAGAAATGGCTCAAGAAGTAGACAAGTATCTGAACTACGTAGTCGAAGAATGGATAGAAGAAAATAAACTTGCTATCGAATCTGGTATTCAGAATGAATTATCAGAAAACTTTATGACAGGTTTGAAAAAACTATTTACTGAAAACTATGTTGATATTCCCGAAACTAAAGTTGACGTTGTAAGTGAATTGGCTAACAGGGTTCAAACATTGGAATCTGATCTGGAAGCTAAACTTACAGAAAATATTGAATTAACAGAAAGCCTCGGAGATCTAAAGCGAGATGATCTAATTCGATCAATTTCTGGTGATTTAGTAGAAACTGAAATTGACAAGGTCAAGGAACTTTCATCTGGAGTGGACTACACTGGCGATGATGAAGAATTTTTAGCCAATGTTCAAACTTTGAAAGAAAGTTATTTTCCTAAAGGGAAAGTTAATTCACCTGTAAGTAAAACTGATACAGTCCAAGAAACGAATTATGAGAACTTATCAGATTCAATGGAAGCCTATACAAAAGCTATAAGCAGAGTTTTAAAATAAGATAAATATAGAATAAAGGAGATTTAAAAATGGAATTTTCAAATCAATTAGTTGAAAAGTGGAAGCCTGTACTAGAACACAGTGCTCTACCTGAGATTACGGATAAGTACCGTAAACAAGTGACAGCAATCCTCTTGGAAAATCAAGAGGTCGCTGCAAGAGAAGAAATCGCTGTAGGAATGGGTTCTGGTCTATTGACTGAAGCAGCCCCGACCTCAAATACTGGTGGTACAGCTGCTGGTGTTGATGGTTTTGGTGGTAGTACGGCCGATGGTATTGGTAAAGCTGGTTATGATCCGATTATGATCAGTCTAATTCGACGTTCAGCCCCTAACCTAATCGCTTATGATTTGGTTGGTGTACAACCGATGACTGGCCCGACTGGCCTTATTTTCTACATGAAATCTAACTATGTAGAAGATGATGGTACTACAGTTGGCAATGAAGCACTGTTCAACGAAGCTCAAACTGGACAATCCGCTAATCCACAAGCAACTGCAGTTCCAGGCGTTGATGATAGTAATACAGCTGAAACTGATCCATTTGCCGCTGACTACTATGCTGATCCAGCTATAGCTAACGGAGTTCAAACAGCTGGAGATACTAATCAAGGTATGACCACGAATGAACTAGAAGCATTGGGTGATACAGGTACTAATCAATTCCGTCAAATGTCATTCTCAATCGAGAAAACTAGTGTAACAGCCAAAAGTCGAGCACTGAAAGCTGAATACACTACTGAATTGGCTCAAGATTTAAGGGCTGTTCATGGTTTGGACGCTGAAGCTGAGTTGGCTAATATTCTGTCAACTGAAATTTTAGCTGAAATCAACCGTGAAGTAGTTCGTACAGTTAATGGTGTGGCAGTTGATGGTGCTCAAGTTGGTACAGCTACTGCTGGTACTTTCGACTTGGATACAGATTCTAATGGCCGTTGGTCAGTGGAAAAATTCAAAGGGTTGCACTTCGCTATTGAACGTGATGCTAATACCATTGCTGTTCAAACTCGACGTGGCCGTGGGAATATCATTCTAGCTTCTGCTGATGTAGTTGCTGCTCTGTCAATGACAGGTAACTTGGATACTGGTGCTGGAACAGGTGCTGGTGGTCAATTGTCAGCTGATGGAATCACTGGAAACACTTTTGTTGGTACATTGAATGGCCGATATAAAGTTTATGTTGATCCTTATTTCGCAGCTTCTCATGAGTACGTTACTATTGGATATAAAGGTACATCACCGTATGACGCTGGTATCTTCTACTGTCCATACGTACCGTTGTCAATGGTTAAAGCTGTTGGTGAAACTAGTTTCCAACCTAAAATCGGATTTAAAACTCGATACGGTATGGTAGCTAATCCATTCGCAGCCGTAAGTCAAGCTGCTGGCCTCTTAGAAGAAGCTGGTAACAACTTCTATCGTACAATCAAAGTTACGAACTTGATGTAATACAAGCGCGTAGGCGCATTTCATCGCTACCGCAAAAAAGGGCTCAAATAAGGAGCCCTTTTTTGTTGCCTAAATATAGAGTATAGAGGTGATTCATGGCCATTATAGCTAACTTACCAGAAAATTATAATACACTATCTTCTGTTTCTTTTAGATTGCAGATAGAAAAACTTCCACATGTTACTTATTTTTTGCAAACTGCAAATCTGCCAGGAATTACAGTTGCAGAATCTACTGTTACAACTCCAACCAGAGCTTATCCAGTAACAGGTACTATAATTGAATTTGAAACTTTGGATGTGACTTTTATTATAGATGAGGATATGAAAAACTTCATGGAGATTTTTCAATGGTTGAGAGCTATGAGCTCAACAGAAGATTTAGGAGAAGAAAGAGAAAGATTGCAATCGATCTTTGGCAATACAAGCCTCTATTCTGATGCAACTTTAACTATCCTAACAAATAATATGAACGCCAGTAAGTCAGTAACATTCAGAGATGTATTCCCAACTTCATTAAGCAGTATTGCTTTTGAAAGTTCAGTAGATGCTATTGAAGTAATTACTTCTGATGTATCCTTCCAACTCAGAGATTATGTTATAGGAGATGTGATTTAGTGCAAGAATTGTTTAATGAAGTAGACAAAGATATAAAAATAATAGACAAAGAAAGATTAGAAGAAGAAAGCTTACGAACTCCACTACTACACCACAAATATTTAAAAATGATGATTACTTTTAGCTTGGAATTTGCAAAGCTAGAAGAACAGTACAACATGATGATAAAAGATAAGACACATTTCTATCTTGGAAAATCTGATCCTGAAGTGTACAGCAAAACTCCATTTGATTTAAAGGTGTTGAAGGGAGATTTAAAACTGTATATAGATTCAGATGAAGATTTGTCTAAATTAAGGCAGCGAATTACTTACACAAAAGAGAGAGTTGACTATCTTCGCAGTGTATGTAAAATAGTAAGTGACAGAAATTGGGCTATAAAAAATTCTATGGATTGGTTGAAGTTTAAG